TAATAACTAAAAAGGATAGTAGTATGAAATATTTAGAAGAGAGAAAGAGAGCGAACGGCACCAAGTTCTGGGCATTTAACCCGTCCAAGCCTGTCCGTGATGCTCTAAGCGTTGTGTATAAGCGGTTTGATGACAAGAGACAGGCTGAACGTTACTGCAAAAGAATGTCAGAAGACTTCAGCCATTACAAACGACGTAAGGGTAAAGGGACGCCTATAGAAGCCGGGATTACTGTTAATTCGTTAATAAATTGGTTCACCGCACACCCTAAATTTACTAATTTGGCCCCGAGAAGTAAAAGAAGTTACCAAGATATGTTTAAAACGTGTCTTCATCTTAGTCCAGACAAGTCCACAGTAACATTCGGGGAGCGTCCGGCTAAGAATATAGACTATGACTATGCCGACGTGCTGTATGACAAAATATACCATGAATATTCTCATCATAGAGCCAACCACGTCGTTAAAGTACTGCGTAGGGCTTGGTTTGTTGGCATACGAGGCAATCGGGTAGACAAAAACCCTTTTTCTAAGATGGGAACTAAACAGACGGAACACCGTGAGTATGAGTGGACATCTGAGCAGGTAGATAGAGCCATAATTAAAGCCGATGAGATGGGAGTGGCTTCAATGGGCACGTTAATCCTAATGCAATACTATCTATGTGCTAGGCCCGGGGACATGCGTCAACTTCAATGGAACGGTAAATATGAGAACGGAAGCCCTAACGCCTATATTGATGGGGTGGCTTACTTTCAGCAGGAGAAAACAAGACGGAAAAGCCCAATCAACATGGTTCTACCTGTACCACCACGGCTACAGGAAAGGCTCAACAAGATTGAGAGGGTAGACGACGGTATAATTATCCGAAATGAAATTACGGGAAGGCCCTACGATCAGTTTAGGATTAACAAGTTTTTCCAGAAGATTCGGTTAGCCGCAGGACTGCCGTTTGAGCTTCAGATGAGGGATCTTAGACGGAGTGGTGCAACCGCACTACAGGACAGTTCAGCAACCACCGAGGAGATCATGAGTATCACTGGCCATAAGGACAGAAAGATGCTTGAGATATACTTAAACAAGAACCTTGGTGTGGCACAGAACGCTATGAATCGGCGGTTTGGTTGATGATTCTTATTAAGGTAGTCCTTAGTGTAACAATTAAGGTAACTGCCACTTTTCAACCATTTTCTGTCATTCCACTTAACTAAGGTAAAAATACTATGTTTTTATATAACGAATTCAATGACTTATTTGTAATTGGCTCCGGCGGTAGGGATCGAACCTACGACCAATTGATTAAGTCATTTATTAATAAAAACAATAGGTTAAGAGATCAAAAAGTGGTTGTTACATTAACTAAGGTTTTAACTAAATGATAGTTAATCCTTGACGGATGGTGATTTAGGGTGTATAAAAGCGAGGCCGCTCCGGGGCCGAGCTACCCCTAATACCCTTTATGGAGCGGATATGTACAATAAACAAGAACAACTACAAATACTACAATCCATTAAACTTTCGGATGGCGAATCTAAGACGATAGATTGTCCTTTTTGTCATGGTAAAAAGAAGTTCAGTATTAGTCATAAAGACGGTGTACTTCTATGGAATTGTTATAAGGCCCAGTGCAACGCTAAAGGTGCATGGAAGAAGGGCTACTCCCTATCTGGATTGAAGAATAAAATATCTAATACCTTGGTTGTTGCAAAGAACAAAAACCGGGGGATGCCTAAGATATTATCTAACCCTCAGTATCACCCTCATCTTATTAAATACCTTGAGGACAACAATTGCCTACCCGCATTAAATCAAGGTCTGGTATCCATAAAATATGATCCAGTAGATAACAGATGTCTTTTCATGATGAATCATGATGAAGGTGCAGTCGGACGTTCATTGGGGGGTAGAAACCCTAAATGGCTATCTTACGGAGATGTATCTGGAATACTACAAGTAGGTAACAGTCAGACGGCTGTAGTGGTAGAGGATGCCCCTTCAGCCTGTTCAGTTGCAAGTACAGGTATGTACACAGGCGTGGCTATTCTTGGTACAAGCATCACTCAGCAACAGAAACGGGCCTTAACAAAGTTTAATAGATTAATTATATGTCTTGACAACGATGCTAAAAATAAAGCAATGATGTTGTTATCACAGCTAAGGGGATTAGTTTCTACATCTGTTAGGTTCATAAGTAACGACTTAAAGAATGAAACAACTACTCGCATAGCCAAGATATTAGAGGAATAGCAAATGCAAGACAATTATTTGATGGTAACAAATGATTTATCGCACACCAGTGTCGGTTTCTTTGGAAATCCTGTAACTCATTGGTGCAACCCTGCATTAGCTGGCCCATATAACTTAATGATATATAGAAAGGTGGGGACTATACGTTCCACCAGATTAGTAGAGGATTAAAAAAGGATATAACATGGGAAAATTTAGAGGGATAGTCGTGATAGACTATGAATTAGATAGTTACAAACAAGTAGCAAGCGAAGAACAATCATTGGAAGATGCCATCAGACAATTGGTCAAAGGTAATCCCCGGGTTGTACGCTCCGAGGTGGACATAAAAGAACGCCGGGGAGACAAAGCACCAGACATTAAAAAGATGAAATTAAGGTCAAGCTGACAATAAAATTACAGCATGTCGAAGAGCCCTGCTTTTTAGCGGGGCTTTTTTTTGTCCTTCACTCATGTTATTGTTGCGTCTTAACTAATCTTTAACTAAAGTCGAACTATGGACATTAAACTATTAAAATCCCTACTAGCATCTGAATTTTATACAGAAAATAAATCCAACCTAACGTCCCACCTATTCGAGGGGGACATCAAAGACTGCTACGACATCCTAGTAGCCGCACATGAGAAGTATGAGCATGACCTAACTGCACACGACCTGACCGCATTATGGGAGAACAGTAACCCTGTAGCTACCCGCTCCGAGAAAGAGTCGTTTGGAGATTTAGTCACCCAGATACAAGACACAGCCCCTCTATCCGATTCAGTAGCCGCAGATGTTATTCATGGTATCTGGCAACGGCACATTGGGTCAAAGGTAGCCAACCTAGGTATTGAGTTAGCTGATGGAAACACCAGTGCAATGACTCGCCTAACCTCATTGTTAGATCACACCAAGGATGGTTTTATGCCATCGGACTTTGGTGAGCCTACTACAAAAGACATCCATGAACTGCTTGCTGAAGCTAGTGATGATAACCGATGGGCATTTAACATAGGTACACTAGGCCGTCATGTCTATGGTTTAGGCCCCGGTGAGTTTATGTGTACCTTTGCATTACCTGAGACAGGTAAGACCGCATTCTTAGTTAGCCTATGCACCGGGCCTGAAGGCTTCTGCCATCAAGGGGCCAAGGTAATGTTTCTTGGCAATGAAGAGAAGACAAGCAGGACAATGCTACGTGCCATGCAAGCTTGGTGTGGTTTTGATCGTCAACAGATAGCCAACTCTCCCAACAAAGCCCGGCAGAAGTTTGAAGAGATAGCCGATTTGTTTGAGATGAACGAGATACAGGAGTGGGATCTGGCAAAGATAGAAGCCTACATTGAACTGAAGAAGCCTGACGTGCTGATTATTGATCAAGCAGACAAAGTTAACATCGGTGGTAACTTCAATGCGGGGCATGAACGCCTAAGAGAACTATACCGTCGCTTACGAGAGACAGCCAAGAAGTACGAGTGCGCTCTCATTGCAGTTAGCCAAGCAAGCAACGATGCCAAGGGACGTACACGCCTATCTGGCTTCGATATGGAAGGCAGTAAGATTGGTAAGATGGCAGAGACAGATCTGGTCATTGGCATTGGACGCCATGAAGCAGGTGATGTTGATGACTCTGAACCGGATACCACACGCTACCTGACCGTTAGTAAGAATAAATTGAGCGGGTGGCATGGAACAATCATCTGCAACATCCAACCCGAAATATCACGCTATGTGGAGTAATGTATGCTTATCACTTTGAGTAGGCAGGATGCACACACTTGTAAGTTAATGGGGGCCGATACAGTCAAGCTTTGTGAGATGCAAGGTTTCAAGCCTCGACTAGAAAACGAAAACCAATCACGGGTAGATGCCAATGTGTATGGCTTCAAGGCAGAGTTTGCTGTGGCACGTCTGCTTAATCTAGATACCCCTACAGTTAATGTGGTTACTGATGGTGGAGTTGATCTTTGGTTTGATGAAACATCAATCGATGTTAAATTCACCAACGCGGAATACGGCCCCTTAATCTTTGATACAATGCCTAAGTTTCGAGCGCAGATAGCTGTGTTGGTTAGCCGTACTGAGAGCCCAAATATCATGCGAGTGAATGGTTGGGTGGACAGAAGAACATTCAAGAAAGAATCAAAGCCAATAGATTTTGGTTATGGGGAAAGGCTCACAATGGAACACGATGAATTGTTTCCAATTGAAAGCCTATGGAAAACATTAATGGAAAATAAATTTAAAGGGGAGTTAACATGATAGAACGGGTAATTGTATTGGACTTAGAAACAACAGTTCAGTTTGGTGAAGATAAGAGTAAAGATAACAGCCCATATAACCCGAAGAATAAAATAGTATCCGCACACTGGAGAATGATTGAGTCCGGCGTATTAGGCCCGGCTAAACACGCAGTGTTCTATCATGATGATAAAGAGACCCCCGATAGCCCCACAGAATTCCAAGAGGACATTACTCGGGCTGAATTAATTGTAGCCCACAACGCCAAGTTTGATGTGTCCTATTTAAAGGAGGCTAACTTCAGCCTACCCGACAAGGTCTATTGTACGTTTGTAGGTGAGTACATCTTTGCTAGAGGGCAACGGCAGGAGCTATCCCTTAAGGCTACGGCTGAACGCCGGGATGTTACCCGGAAGAAGTCTGACCTAGTAGATGGCCTATTTAAGTCCGGTATCGGGTTTGATTCTATGCCATTGGCCACAGTCATTGAGTATGCGGACGCTGATGTCCTATCAACCGCAGAGATCTACCTAGCACAACAGAAAGATCTTCTTAAAGAGTCGAACGTAGGCTTACTCCCAGTATTCAATCTGATGAATGATATGTTGTTGTTTCTTGTAGAGATGGAAGGCAACGGTATCTGCATCGACAAGGACATTTTGCACGGTGTGCGGGATGAGTTTATTCAAGAAAAGGCTGACATAGAGAAGGCACTGGGTGAAATAACACAAGATGTTATGGGAGATACTCCTATCAATCTAAACAGCGGTATTGATATGACTGCTGTTGTGTATAGCCGAGTAGTTAAGAGCAGAGACTACCATAAAAATGCATTCAACATTGGTGTAAATGCTAGAGGTAAACCTCTCCCACCCCCTCGCATGAACGCTAGTCAGTTTTCTAATACAGTTCGCAAGTCTACCCGCAGAGTAATGAAGACGGTGGCGCATCACTGTGAGACTTGCCAAGGCAGAGGACAGATACAGAAAAGAAAAGTTAATGGTGATCTATACAAGAACCTAAGTAAATGTGTGGCATGTGAAGGTAAGGGCTACATCCTAACTGAAACAGGTCAAGTTGCCGGTCTTAAACTTATTCCTACCCAAGCCACTGATGCAAGTATTAACGGCTTTAAGACTGATAAGGTCACAATCAGGAAGTTGATTGGTCAAGCGCAGTCTAAGGATAACCTCGTTGCTGTTGAGTTTCTTACTAAGATATCCCGGCTAAACGCCATCAGTACTTATCTAGACTCTTTTATTAAAAATATAGATAACTCTACTAGGGCTACGGGCCTACTACACGCACAGTTTAATCAATGCATTACC